GGCAACCTCACGCGACCGCGAAACTATTGCCGGCCGCGCAACCAGTGCGGCGGCGCAAGGTGTGCGCCATGAAACCTAACGCAGTGGAGCATAACTAATGGCGCGTCCGCGCAAGCCTACGGCGCTCCGGATCCTTGGCGGGAACGCGGGGAAGCGCCCGCTCCCGAGGGGCGAGCCGAAGCCAGAGCTTGGCGCGTCGCCGCCGCCCTGGCTGACGTCCTTGCCGGCCCTGGCTGAGTGGGGCCGTATCGCCCCGAGGCTGCTGAGACTGGGGCTGCTGACCGAGGTGGACGGCGAGGCGTTGGGTCTTTTGTGCCACCACTTGGCGAGTGCTGCGGCGCTGATCCGTGATGGCAGGCCGCTCGACGCCCGTGACTCTGCGGAGATCAGGCAATGCCTCGGGCGCTTCGGGCTGACACCGGCCGACCGCGCCCGGGTGACGAGCTCGAAGCCGACCGAGGACGTCGACCCCTTCGCGGCGTGGAAGGTTCCGAGTGGCGGCAAGAAAGGCTGACGCGGCGACGGACTACGCGCGGGCCGTGATCGCGAAGAAGATCCCGGCCGGCAAGCTGGTGATCCTCGCCTGCCAGAGACACCTGCGCGACCTGAAGGAGGGGCCGAAGCGTGGCCTAACGTGGGACGCGGAGGCCGCCGACCGTGATGTGAGCTTCTTCTCGCGGCTGTGCCACTACAAGGGGGAGTTCGCGGGGAAGCCTCTTGTGCTCTCTCCGTGGCAGGCGTTCATCGTCGGGAGCATCTTCGGCTGGAAGAACGCGGACGGCCTGCGCCGATTCCGGGAGGCTTACGAGGAGGTGCCGAGGAAGAACGGGAAGAGCACGAAGGACGCGGGGTTGGGTATTCGTCTGGCGTTTTTCGATGGCGAGCAGGGGGCCGAGTGCTACTGCGCTGCGACGAAGAAGGACCAGGCTCGGATCATCTGGGGGGACGCGAAGCAGATGGTGCTGCGGACGCCTGCCCTCCGGAAGATGTTACGGGTGTTCACCGGGAACTTGTCCTCCGAGGCGCTCGCCTCGAAGCTGGAGCCGCTCGGGGCCGATGAGGACACGATGGACGGTCTCAACGTCCACGCAGCGCTGATTGACGAGCTGCACGCGCACAAAACATCAGGCGTGGTCGACGTGTTGAAGACCGCCACCGGGTCTCGCAGGCAGCCGCTCATCAAGTACGTCACGACGGCCGGCTATAACCGGGAGTCGATCTGCTGGAAGCTACGCGACTACTCGGTCAAGGTGCTGGAAGGCTCCGTGGTCGATGATACCTTCTTCGCCTACATCGCGTGTGCCGATGGGGGGGACGACTACCGCGACCCGAAGACCTGGGCCAAGGCGAATCCGAACCTGGGCGTGTCGGTGAGCGTCACCGACCTCGCGCGGAAGGCCAAGCAAGCGGAGCACATGCCGGCAGCGCTCAACGCCTTTCTCAGGCTACATCTGAACGTGTGGACCGAGCAGAGCGAGCGCGCGATGGACATGGAGATGTGGGCGCGTGGGGACAGCCCCACACGGGCGGAAGACGGGGACGCATGCTTCGCCGGTCTGGATATGGCGTCCACGTCGGACATGTGCGCTCTCGCCAAGTTGTTCGGTCCTGACGGTGATGGCGTTTACGACCTGCTCATGAGGTTTTGGGTTCCCGCCGCGAGCCTTGAGGCTGGCACGTCGAAGCGATCGGAAGAGATGCGCCGTCTGCTCCAGCAATGGGCGGCCGAGGGCTGGATCACGACCACCCCGGGGAACGTCACCGACTATGACTACGTCGAAGCGGACATCCTCGAAGAAGCGACCCGTCACGACATCCGCGAGATGGCCTTTGACCGTTGGAACGTCACGCAGCTCGTGACGCACTTACAGAACGAGTGGGGCGAGGGGGAATCGGCATCGGTGGTGCTTGTGGACTTCGGCCAGGGATTCCAGTCGATGGCTGCGCCTACGGCCGAGCTGTTGCGCCTTCTGGCCTCCAGCCGCATTCGCCACGGTGGGAATCCGGTGCTGAGGTGGATGGCCAGCAACCTTGCGCTCAAGCAAGACCCGGCGGGGAACATGAAGCCGGACCGGCAGGGATCGGGCGACAAGATAGACGGCATTGTCGCCCTAGTCATGGCGCTCGGGGTGGCGATGAGGCGCAAGGAAGTCAAGCAGTCGGTCTACGAGACCCGAGGGCTTCTCGAGGTGGACCTCTGATGGGTCGGGAAGAACGGCTCAAGTTCGGCATCGCCAAGCCGCCGCGCGCTTCGGGAGAAGTGGCGCTGGGCTACCCGGTAGGCGGATCTGTGACCGCTCCGTTCCAGCAGTCCATGCTACAGCTCATGGCATATGAGTTAGGCAAGCCTCCAGAGCTGCGCCTACTGAGGACCGTGTTCCAGAAGAAGGGCCTGTACATCGCGGACAACCGCCAGGACATCGCGACGCGATTCCTCTCCCTGGGGATCCCGTGGCTGCTTCAGATAGACACGGACATTGAGTTTCCGCCGACGATCATCGAGACGTTGTTGGGGCTCGCGGGAGAGAACAGGAAGATCCTGGCGGCAAGCGTACCCCTCGAGCCGTACCCGACCTGCGCCTTCCGCCTAACCGGCCCCGGGCTGTGGGAGTCGGTTCCGATCGGACCGGAGCCGCGGGAAGTGGACGGCATCGCGACGGCTGTCGTTCTCATCCACCGTGACGTGTTCCTGAGGATCGCCGAGCGTCACGGCCGCACCTGGTTCCATCACATCTACTTGCCGAACAGCCCGGAAAGGACGCCGCTGGTCGACTTCGAGTACCTGTCCCAAGGCGAGGATCTAGCGTTCTCGGTGCGTGCGGCGGAAGCCGGGTTCAAGGCTTGGTGCGCCTATGTCCCTGGGCTGAGGCACTACAAGACGGTCGGGCTCTCGCACGACGACGAGCGCGCGAAGGCCCTGGCCGCACAGGACGATGGCATGGGAGCAATCGTCGCGGAGGGTTGAGCCATGGGCATCAGAGAGGTAGCACGGACCCTACTGGACTCGGTGTGGAGGCCGGCGCAGTCCGAACAGCGTTCGATATCCTGGGCCGACTTCCCGGCGCTCAACAGCCTGTTCAACCCGCCGTCTACCGCCGGGGTTACCGTCACCGAGGCCACAGCGCTCAACTTTTCCGCCTACTTCAACGGAGTAGACATCATCTCTTCCCAGGTGGCGAAGCTACCCCGGAAGGTCTACCGGAAGTCCGGAGACGACGAGCGGGAGACGGCGGACAAGCACCCAGCCTACCGGCTGCTGCACGATGCGCCCAACGAATACCAGATCCCCTTTGTTTTCTGGCAGACGCTCATGGCCCACGTGCTGACGTGGGGCAACGGCTACGCCGAGATCGAGTGGGACAGGGCGGGGCGTCCGCTGAGCCTGTCGACGATCCTTCCCAACGAGATGCAGGCGTGTTACGGGCCGACGACGATCGCCGGCAAGCCATACCACGGACTACACTACTCGTGGCGTAGCGGCCAAGCGACACTCCATCCGTCGGACGTGCTCCACGTTCCCGGCCTCGGGTTCGACGGGATGAAGGGCTACTCCGTGGTGTCGATGGCGCGGCGCTCTATCGGCCTCGGACTGGCCGCCGAGACGTTCGGTGCATCGTTCTTCGGAAACGGCGCCTGGCCGGGCCTGGTGTTGGAGCACCCCGGAACGCTCAGCGACGGAGCGCAGAAGCGCCTACTTGCCCAGCACAACTCAGAACACCAGGGACCGGACCGAGCGAACAAGACCAAAATCCTCGAAGAGGGGATGAAGGCGCAGAAGATCGGGATTCCGCCGGACGACGCGCAGTTTCTCGAAAGCCGCGAGTTTCAGGTCGTCGAGATGGCGCGATGGCTGAACCTGCCGCCCCATAAGCTCAAGCACAAGTATGGTGAGCGACCGGGGGGCAATCTGGAGGCTGGCCAGATCGAGTTTCTGACCGACACGTTAGACCCGTGGCTGGTCCGGATTGAACAGGAGTGTACTCGCAAGCTGCTGAGTGGTAGTGGGCTGTACGTGGAGCACGAGACAAACGCAGTGCTTCGCCTTGATTCAACGGCCCGCGCCGCGTCGTACAAGGCGTACTTTGACATGGGCGTGATGGACGCCGAGCAGATCGCGCGACGCGAGAACCTACCGAAGCCCAAGCCGAAGAAGGAGCCTCCCGCTCCCGTGATCGTAGCGCCGCCCGAAGAGGGGCCGATGCCAGACCCGGGGATGGCAGATGCCGCCCGAGCGCTGCTGGTGGACGTCGTGTCCAGGTACGCTCGCCGCGAGGCCGAACAGGCCCGCCGGGCTGCGAAGCGTGGGCCGGAGGCCTTGGAGATGTGGTGCTCCGACCTGGCGGGAGTCGAAGTCCCCATCCTGGTCGGGATGCTTGGCCCGGCTTTGCGGGTGATCTGGTCGGGGCGGGGCGACGTGTCGAGCGCTGTCGAGTGCATCGCTCGTGAGTACCTCCTCGGGTCTCGGGAGGCCCTGCTATCGCTGCCGGCCCGAGACATCGAGGAGGCGACGTCCCGCGTTGTGACGGGCTGGCAGCCAAGCCGCTCCCTGGCCATGGCCGAGAAGATCATGCGCTCTACGCCTGACGACTGGAGGACGTGATGGACATCGAACGTAGGACACTGGGCGGACTCGAGGTCCGCGCGGCTGCGGAGGGCGAGGCGCCTAGCATCGAGGGCTACGCGGCCGTTTTCAGCTCGATGAGCCCCGACCTCGGCGGCTTCCGGGAAATGATCATGCCCAGCGCTTTTGACCGAGCGTTGAGGGAGAGCCACGACGTGCGTGCGCTCGTGAACCACGACCCGAACCAGATCCTCGGGCGCACCAAGAGCGGCACGCTGTCGCTAGCCGTCGACGCTCACGGACTCCGGGCGAAGATCAGCCCGCCAGACACCCAGGCCGGGCGAGACGTGCTGACGTCGGTCAAGCGCGGCGACCTGGACGGCATGTCCTTCGCGTTCTACACCATCTCCGACTCCTGGCGCACTCAGGACGGCGGGCAGGTGCGCGAGGTGACCGACCTCGAGCTGCTTGACGTGTCTGTCGTGGCCTACCCGGCCTATCCGGCCACGGAGGTGAGCGCCCGCGCGCTCG